GGCAATGCTTCTGGTCTAGCTAATTTTGATTACATTCTTCCAAATGAATTGATTGGAACTGTCTAAATAACTCACCATGCCAATAAGGAAAACGAATCACTGCTATGATCTAGATAAATGTCTAGTTGAATGGGAGCTCATACAACTGCGTGTAGGAGATAACCTGTATCACAGTGATGAAGTTTTAGGTACTGGTATATATGGACAAAGACGACAGACTTGCTTGCAACGCAGCAACAAGTCTGTCGTTAATCCATATACAGATGGAGCTGGTGAGAATCGCGAGAAGAAAGACCGTATCATAAAGGCACAGTCAGAATACAAAATATTAAATGAAGTTTATGAAGGTACGGTTTTTGCTGACATAATACAGGATGTAAATGGTGAACGCGCTAGGATTATGGAAATGAATCCTTCCACTACATATACTGTTCACAAGGACAATTCCCCTCGTTATCATCTGGCTCTTATAACAAACCCAAATGCTTATTTTATATTTCCTACGTTGAATCAGATAATGCACATACCCGCTGATGGTTATCTCTATGAGGTTGATACTACAATTCTCCACAGTTTTGCTAATTGTGGACCTGACAGAACGCATTTGGTGATCTCAAAAAGGAGTTCATCATGATTAAGTACAGAATATTTTCAAAAGAAACAATAATAGATAACATGGATGAAGACCAAGCTTCAACATGTATTGATATATTACGACAAAACAATCCAGANNAATATAACTGGTCACATGTTGAAAAACGCATGGGGCGTGATCCAGACCTTCATTAAACTATTATAAATAGTTCCATGCAAGATTTCATGGGTAAAGACGGTTTCAGTTGGTTTGTTGGTGTAGTTGAAGACAGGAACGATCCTGCTCAGTTGGGTAGGGTTCGTGTTCGTGTGCTTGGACGACACAGTGAGGACTTGACTCAGGTTAAGACTATTGACTTACCGTGGGCCCATGTGATGCATCCCGTAACTGATCCTTCTATGCAGGGATTGGGTCACACACCTTCTTTTATAACAGAGGGTTCGTGGGTTGTTGGTTTCTTTAGGGACACTGAAGCACAGCAACCTGTCATCATGGGTACATTGCCGGGTATTCCAGCTGATGATGCTAATGCATCATCAGGATTTAATGATCCCCGTAGTGATAATTCTTTCCAAACTGAATATGGATTTGATCCTACTTATGGTCCTTACCCCGGCGTTATAGAACACAGTGGTCACGAAACCGGCGAGCCTGATACCAATCGTTTAGCTAGAGGTGCAAACTCCGAAGATCATAACTCACTTATTCAACGCAGATTAGAACGGTTGCGTGGCGATCCTGATACTGATGATGATGAGGGGGAAGCAACAGGTATTCCAACTGCAACCAAACCAAACATAAAAACTGTCAGCGATGAATTAAAAGAAAATGAAAAACGGGGTTTCTGGGAAGAGCCGCATCCTAAAGGTATTATTGCAGATGCAAACCCATACATTTCTGGTGTCTATCCCTATAACCATGTATTTGAGTCTGAGTCTGGTCACATTACGGAAGTGGATGACAGCCCCGGCGCAGAAAGAATGTTTCGTCAGCACATGGCGGGGACATTTGAGGAGATTCACCCTAACGGTGACATGGTAACTAAGATCATTGGAGATAACTACGAGATTGTGATTGGTAGTGAGAACATCGTTATCAAGGGTTCACAGAACATCACAGTTGAGGGTTCAGTAAGAGAGCTCATCAAGGGTGACTACATACAGGAGATTGAAGGAGACTTCGTTCAGAAGATTCACAAGAACCATCGTGTCAAGGTAGGTGCTGCAAACGATGCACATCCAAGAGGGCCGGGTGGTAATCGTGAAGAAGAGATTATCGGTAATCATTCTTTCAATATCAACGATGATATCAAAGGTAGAGTCGGTGGTGATTCGGTTGTCACCTTTGAGAAATCTAAAATTCAAATTGTTGGTGGTGGATATGATTTAGATGTTACGGGTAAGGAGATGGGTTCAAACCCCGGCGCTGATGGCATTTACATATCAACGGGTTCTAACTATACCGTGCTTGCAAAGACCGATATATCTCAGTCAACCATATCGGGGATTGTCTCTATTAAATCTGGTAGCACACTGAACATGAAGTCTGCATCTGCAATGACAATCAATCCAGAAACAACACTGAGTCAAATCGTTGGTACTGCATGGACAAGTACCACAGGAACAACATGGTCGCATACATCTACAGGTATTGCAACAATTGTTGGTTCTGAAATCCAGATGAACCCATAGGAGACAACGATGCCGGGTATATGTAGAGATGCAGACGATGCCGCTGGAGGAGCATTGATTAAATCTCAATCAACCGTGTTTGCAAATGGTAAAAATGTAATTGTGCATGGGGATAATGTTACTCCTCATGGTAGTGGATTACATGGTGGACCGACTATGATTGCTGGTTCTGATAGTGTTTTTATTGGTGGTATTGCGGTATGTAATGCTGGTGACCTTGCAACGTGTGGTCATGCTGCAAGTGGTTCCAGCACAGTTTCGGTAGGAGATTAGAATGGTAGATTTTAAAATTCCAGATTTGTGTGGTGCTAGTCCAGAACTTAATGATGTTCTATCTAAACTTGCTGATGCGAAAGCAGACGCAAAGGCAAAACTTGATGAAGCTGCATCTACTGCTGCAGCTGCGTTTGGAGAAGCTCAGAATGAACTTGCGGGTCTGAAGGATAAACTTCAATCAATTGAGATACCAACTCTACCTAAGTTAAATTTACAAGCAGAGATAACAGGACTTGCCTCACAGATACCCGGCACTCCATCTTTTCTTTCTGCTCTTGCAAAAATTAAAACAGAGTTTGGAGATGACATCAAGTCCGCTGGTTTAGAATTAGATAGTCTTGTTAGTGATGCAACTAAAGTAATATCGGGTGGTGGTGATGTTTGTGCCCTCGTTCCTAATCTTCAAAAGGTTGCGGGGAGTGATGCACCGGCAGAACAAAAACCTATCGCACCAAAACAAGCAGCTGTTCCTGCCGTAACTGAAGTTTCATCTGTGGTAAAACAGAACCCTGCTGTAGAGACAAAGGTTGTAGAGATAAAAACAAAGACGGAATCTTATGTGGTTACTAAAACTCCACCAACAGAAGATACGGGTTCATATGTTGTTGCAACAGAAACAAAGAAAATATCTGTTAAAGAAACTGTTGTGACGGTGACAACAGACAATACACAATCTAATGTTGCATCTCCAAAGTCAACTGGTTTTGTGCGTAAAATGATGCGTAAAACAGAAAAGTTAAAAATTGATCAATTAGAAATTTCTGGAGAATCAATAATAATCAAAAATTTAAAACATCATCCTTCTAGTATTCGGCGTGTAATAATTCATCCGACTGACGCTGATATCAGTGCTCTTGGTATTCTTGTAGAACCAGAAGGTGATTTGATTCAACTGGGAACTGAGGTTGAAGCTAGTCTTGTGAGAGCTACGAGGCAAGCTTGGAAAAAAGAAAAAAGACCACCATATTATGAAAGTAGGTATGGACCACATATGATAGAAATTGTAGATAGGGGTTTGGATGCTGATGGGTTCTCACCATTTATTAATCCAGTGGATGGTAGTGTTAGAATTGTAAGCCCAGATGCTATACCCAAATCAAATCACCCCGGCAATGTTAAAGCTGTAGCAACATACAAATTGCCGGGCCCTAAAGGTGGTGTCATTAAGGAGAATATACACCCCCGATCAGGCCTTGGTTTATATAGAAATCGAAGTGGATACTTGAACAACGGCAGAAACTATAACAAAAAGTTCAAAGGGTATGCTTTGATTATTAGTTATGATTATCAAAGCAATTATGATCCTGACGTAAAGACATAAATACAAACACACATAAAGGAGTTATATTATGGGAAAGAAAAAATCAAGGGCTACACAAACATCAAAGGGTGAACGCAATAACGTAAACAAGGATGTGAGTAAAGCACTTCGTAGAGATTACATGCAGAATGATCTTGCACGGTTGAATAATCAGATTGATGCTTTTAAGAGGGGTAAGAATGTCATGGTGACTATTCCTAACCCAAATACAAATGAGACAAACAAACGATTTCTTCGAGTCAATGCAAAAGACGTTTGGAAGTTTAATAATAAGTTTATTATGAAACATAATACATCAGAAAATGTATAAATAATACTAAAGAGGAATGCTCATGGGCGCTAAAGACGCATATACTGACGGTACATATCAGGGACAAGAACGCGCTGCTCAACTGTATTCCGATATAGATTTGTTTTTTGGTCCTAAATCGGGAACAAACGATATCAACAGGGTGACAGATTTTACGGCAGTCAAACGATCTGTTAGAAATCTTGTTCTAACAAACTTCTATGAAAAACCTTTTCATCCCGAAATTGGTTCTGGTGTGAGAGACATTCTATTTGAGCCTATGACTCCTATCACCGCATATGTTCTTACCATGAAGATAGAAGAGGTGATTGAAAACTTTGAACCAAGGGCTAGACTCGTTGGAGTTAGAGCTATACCCAATCTTGATAACAATGCATATAATGTTACAATTGAGTTTTATGTTGTCAACGCACCCACAGAGCTTGTGAACATGGAAGTTCTATTAGAGAGATTACGATAATGGCAGCAAACAGACAACGACTCAGTGTAACAGAATTTGATTTTGATGAGGTTAAGGATAACCTNN